TTCAAGTCGAGTCCAGGTTGAATATGACGAGTAGCGTGGCTACTCCTACATCCTGGATGTGCCCATCGTGGGTATCTTCGAGACAATATTTTACTCGAATCCCGGTGGGGCCAAGGGAGAATGCTTCCTTGACAGCTGGCTGGAAACTACCAAGCCTGCACCAAGCGGAACTATTAGTCTCGCTTGCCACAGTCCTATCGCGTTCGCGTTAGGATTTAATTGAGAGGTGGGTGGTAACATCCTCCTTAATTGTAGCCCTTTCGGGCAACTGTTATTCCCTTATAATAGGGAAGGAGCATAGATATGGCATTAGCCACATCACAAAGTCTTTCTAAGGATACTGCAACGGACGTTGACACCAATCTTTCGGTGTTTGTCCAGAGGTTTGCAGATTCTAACCGATCCGTCTTTTCTGTCGCGGGTTTAACCCCGCCGGTAGAGAAGAAGTTTACGGTTTCCCACGAGGATGGAAAGTCGGGTGAACGCCGCCATCTGGTCCGCCTCGATAGAACTGAGGTGGATGCTTATGGCGTGCCGGCGACAATCTCTGTTTATATAGTGATTGTCCGGCCCCCGAGCACAGCGCTGACGAATGCCATCTGTATTGAGGAAGTGAACAAGTTAGTTGATTTCCTTGTTGAGGGTGGGTCGAATGCGAATGTGACTTCTCTGCTGAACGACGAGGTTTAGTCTTACGTGGCCTTCTACCTTTCTTTAACTTCGCTCTTCCTAGCCAATATAATAAGCTAGGGACAAGGAAGGGAGTCATCACTTTGATGATCTCTAGAATTGATTGAAGGTTCATCGCTGTTCCTCTGTCGTTTAGTGTACTTTTGCGGGCCCCGTTTCACGGGGTGTGTACGTGGTTCCCATACTAGGCGCCTTGGAGATAATCAGTATGTTAACTGGTCGTCTGAAAAGCCTCCTCCATTTTTGGAGGGACCTAGCGAAGAACCATCGCTATCGATCATTCTTCGACGTTCGCGACTTGCGCGAGGTCGAAAAGAGGGTTGAGCATGAGGGAATTTCCTTCTTAACAGTTGCTCTCCCGAGTTACGGGAAGGCTCTTGACGGATTCTTCTCAACGAGTGTGTATACCAGTCCCCAATTCTTTAAAATTGGAAAAGACGGGTACCCACTATTCATGGGAAAGGCCCTCAAGGCTGCTATTGAAGGTAACTCTCTAGCCGTAGATTACGTGCGTCAGATGACGTACTTGTTCTATAAACTGGAGGTACCAATTACAGCAGAAAAGGTCGCAGATTTTCTGGATTCGTTCATTAAGACGGATTCGGATCTTAGCGATCCTGACTTGAATGGTAAGGACATGCACCTGCACTCACCCCATAATCCGGGTGTTGTGTTTGATGTTAGTTACTCCATGATAGTCAGGGAGATGCGGGATATTATTTCGAGGATCCTCGGAAACTTGGACCCCTTCGTGGTAATCCCTTCGCATAGCGGTGGAGCAACCTCCTGCCGCACTCCTAATGAGGAAAAATACCATCGGTTTCGGTTTATTCCAAAACTCGATGAAACTTATCCTTATACAGATAACTTTTTCCTTTCGTCTACTCATTTGGTAGATGAGATGGAGAAACTGTCTGATTCTCCTGTTGTTGATCCTAAAGCGCGAGTTTGTCTCGTGCCTAAGGATTCGAGAGGGCCGCGCGTGATATCGTGTGAGCCTGCTGAGTTTATGTATATTCAGCAGGGAATCATGCGACTCTTGTACGACCACCTTGAGCACCATCCCTCTACTTCTGGTCAGATTAATTTTACAGACCAGACCTCAAATCGCATTTTGGCACAAATCGCCAGTATAAACGGCGAGTATGCTACGATGGATTTGAAAGACGCATCAGACCGTGTGTCCTTATCCTTGATCCGGGATGTATTTCCGGATCGGTGGGTGAGGGCCCTCGAGGCTTGTCGCTCCGAGGTAACGGTTCTTCCTGATGGTCGTGAGGTGATGCTCAACAAGTTCGCTCCAATGGGGAGCTCTTGTTGTTTCCCAGTTGAAGCACTCGTCTTTTGGGCGTGTGCGCAGGCTAGTTTACGTGTACACCGCTTCGTCTCTCGGTCTGCGAGTTGTCTTAACCCAGAAACCTGGGTTGCGGACGTGCTCGCAAATCGTGCCATGGTTTCCCATGATATCGAGATGGACGATGTTTACGTATATGGCGACGACATAATTTGCCGCCAGTCGGATTTTCCGACGGTGGCCGATGGACTCGAAACGGTTGGCCTAAAGGTTAACCGCCAAAAGTCCTTTGTCACTGGACCGTTCCGCGAGTCGTGTGGGGGTGATTATCATAATGGTTATGATGTAACTCCCGTTAGACTCAAAGTCTGGTTCAGTAATGTTGGTACCGGCCTACAAGCTAGTGCTGATTTTATAAACCTCCTGGTTTGTAAATTTGGTTATGAGTCGGTTCATCCTCTTATTCGATTAATCGAAGAAGAGGTGGACTACTTCTATCCGAGGACACCGTTAGACATTCCTATGTCGATACGGACTGCCCTTAGCGCTAGTAACGATGTCCTCTTCAAGCGGCGGATTAATCCGCATCTTCAGAGGATTGAACATCGTGTCCTTATCTCCCGACCAAAGATTATCGATGGTCGTGGGTCTTCATGGCCCGAGCTGCTTAGGAAGCTGCTTGAGAAAGGAACAGCGTCAATCGCTAGGTCAGAGTACTCGAACCCGTTGGAACCAATTGGGGAGAGTCTCTTACCAGGTCAGTACGCGGCCACCCATGCCGCCCAAAAAAGTTGGGTGTGGACTTGGCTAGGTTAGCCAAGATGTAGTTGGGGGTCTCTTGACCCGGCTAAATGCCGGGCTGGAGGCCATTCTTACCAACTAAGGGAGGGA